CCTACATAATCAGACGTTGCACAGCTTGCTCGTATGCCTAGTAGCTCACCAAATTCCCACTCAATTGAACCTGATGTGTCAGTCAGGCCACCAATAATACCGATAGCATCTGTAGCGGCTACAACAGTCCCACTATTGGTTGTGGTAACAAAGTAACGTACCTGTGACTTAGAACGTATAACAACGCCTGTTAAAGCGTCCATGTCTTCATTCTTAATCAAATCAACAAGTGTAGATTGTATTGGCTTAGATAAGGTTTCTAGCTCGATATCGCCAACTCTAGATGTACCAGCAACAGGTCTAAAACCATCAGGAGACAAGAACATTAAGTCTCCACCAATTTCCAACACACTATCTCTAGCCACGCACCCGATGTTACTTGTTACGTTCTCTAATGCAAAAGCATTTGATGCACTAACTGTAATCTTCTTGATATTCTTATTACCAAATACAAATAGATTATCTCGGAATGGTTTAATCTGTACGACATCAAAGCCAGCCGCTATCTGCCCCCCACCTGCTGCAACTGTCCAGGTATAAGGATCGTTTGGTGCAGAGTGAGCGATTGCCGCCCTACTAGCTTCATGTCCACCTAAGAACAAATGGTTTTCAAACACGTCTACCAATGCAGGAGCATTTAATGCCTGATCACCACCTGCTGTATTGTTCGATGCATGATAGCCCCCAGTATGAGATGACTTTATCTCTTTCCAATTTGTACCATTAAATATAATCGCTTCGTTAACACCGTCTACAAAGCATATTTTATTACCAGTGCCGAAGTTAAACTGTTGGTGTCTTAGTCTGTTAACTGTTAGACCGTTTGCGGTCATAGAACGTGTAACGCTGTGATCTAAAGTAAACTTACGCCAACCAATGTCAGCAGTGTAATAATAGAAGCTGTAAGTACTTGCGCCAGCATCTTGTCGAGCAGCTATAACAGTTGTGCTGCTTGTTACATCATTCTTAAAAATAGCAATACCAAGGACTTTGCCTTGGCCTGTAGATGAACCTGCTACTGTTACTTCACCATAATCAGGATCGTATTCATCATACCCTTCAATACGCCGATAGCCCCCGAAGAGGCTAGGTTCATAATTCAACATACGTGTAGCAGCGCCTGGACTGTTATCCGATAAATCTAAATGATTTTCATTGGAATTCAGACCGCCGTTACAAACTAATTTGAAAGATTGTATTTGGTCAGGCATTAATATTTAACCCGTGTGTCACGAATGTATTCGTAATTATTAATGTATAAGGTTTGTAAGTCCTTGATACCTTTTTCAAAGGCCATGAAAGAAGCCTGAGAAGCTTCTAAGTTATCTTTAAACATATAGAGATGATATAAAGCACCATCTACTAAGACAGTATCGTAGCTATCAGGAATGCGAGTAACATCACTTGCTGCGGTAATATCAGAGTAGTTCTGGTAGTATCTGAATTTAAGAGTGTATGCTTTATCAGGCGATGGGCTTACACCATAGCCATTACCGTGTGTATCAAATATAAATCGTGGTACAGTTCTACCTGTAGTACCAGAAGAGTGATCTGCATCACGGTGCTTCTTATACCATTCATCACGATCTATATGTTTAAGTGTAGTGAAGCTAACACCTAACGCTGTATCTTCTTGGATTTGAAAGCTGTTAAAATCAGCTATTTTATAAAACGAAGGCCAGGTATATTCTTCCTGACCAACAACCAATGTATCTGTTTCTTCAGCAGCATTAAAAGGCCACTCAAATTCTGCTTGATTAATTTTAGCAACGGCAGCTTTTACTGCATCTTTAACAAGTGCTTGTACTCCCAATACAGACGCAAAATCGCCTTCAATGATTTCTACTTCATTAAGGCGGCGTAAGACTTGATTACATAAGCTTAAATAGGTGCTGGGCATATCATACCTTTAGATAGAGGAATGGGGCCAACAATTAAGCCAGCCCCAAAAAGTTTATGCTAAGTAGTCACGATCTGCGATATCAGCTACACTGATACCCGTATCATTAATGTCCATTAGAATAGCATAGATGCGTAATTTACCTGTTGTTAAAGCAGTGCCAGACTGCGTAACAAGCTTCAGGTCAATGTTGTCCGCAGCTACTGCAACCAACGGCTGGTATGCCGCTGCGTTTTGAGCAATAGTTCCAGCAGAAACGCTGTCCGAACCATCCATCCCATCAACGAAACAGTCTACATCAACTCCTGTACCAAGATCGAAAGTTGTTGTACCACCTGAAGTAGCAGTATCAACTTCAATACCAGCATTTAAAATCATTGTCCCTTTTGGGACAGCAATTACTGGAATTACATCACCAGCGGCTAGGGCAGAACCCTTGTCCGATAGTGCTGTTGCTAAATCTACAATGGTCTGAACCATGTAGGGTTGACGGCCACGGGCAGAAGCCCCACGCGCAGCCGCTAAAGTGTTATCACCAAGTGCCATGTTTTAGTTCCCCCTTACGCAGCGTTATATTTTGCGGTTACAATTGCTTCTGGTCGAAGAATCTTCGAACCATAGACTTGCATCCCACGGACGATATCGGCAAAGCTATCTGGATCACGGTATGTTTCCGTTTTGTTGATCTGTTCTGCTGTTGCTACTGCTGAGTCATGGCCAGCTACTATAACTCCGAAATTTACGTTGTTATTGGCTGAACCGGAGGTTCCTGGACCTGAGCCTACCGCTGGAAGATTGCTTGAAGTATATACACGGAAACCGTGGAAGTTCTTCAAAGTCAAACCATTGCGTAGTCCACCGGCTTCACCGAAATCAGCGTTCATGAAGCGTGAATCTTCATCTGCTAATAGTTCCATGAATACTGGATCAACACATAACCAACGACCTTGTGTATCAACTTGCTGTTGATCCATAAGACGTTTCATACGAGCGACAACCATTGCTGGCGAAGCTGTAGCTGTTGGTAGTGCAGTTGCACCTGGTAAACGTGCCGCTAGTGGGATCGAATGATCGCCAGCAGAAGACGTTGTGATATTACCAAATGAGCCTTTAGTTAACTTCATGCTTGAAAGCAATTCGTCTGTTCCGGCTGTTGCTACCGCTTTATCACCGCGAGATGTTGAATTAACTGCATCTGCTGATGAATGGATTGATGATTGCTTATAACCAGCTAAGTAACCAAGAACGTCTTGGTCAAATTGGTCAGCTAAACGATAAGCTGCACGATCTACTGCAAGTTGCATAAAGTTTACGTGAGAGTGTGCTTCTTCAATGTCATCGATTTTAAAAGCAAAGTAGTTAGCTTTATCAACAACTAATGAAAAGTCTTCATCATCCAAATCTTGTGGATTAATTACAGTACCGCGAGCATATGAGGATACTGAAATTTCAGGCTCCTTTATAATTCTCACAGTGTCACCTTGGCTGCTAATTTCGCCAAAATATTCGTTGTTAGTTATATCACCTACAACAGTTGCCTTACGAAAAGCGCTTTGCGTTTTCTTCGAGTAAATAATTGAGCTAAAATTTCCGTTAGGAAGATTTCCATGCCCTGGTGCGGATTGAAATGCCATTATGTATATCCTTGAATGAAATGGCTGTAAATTCACTTCCAAGATCAACTTGCACTTTGAGAGATGGCCGTAGCTGTACGGCACTCTAGTAATTGGGTTTTAAAGTGATTTGTTAATGCCAGAAGCAGCTAAATCAGACAATTAAACAACAGTGTCAGCTTATTTAGAGTATCGTATAAACGGGTCCAAACGCACTGGTAGACTTTGTAGTATTATCTGGTGGGGGTGAGCTAGGGTATACTAAAATAGTGTCCTAAAGCTCTATTGTTCATTGCATACATTATAACACAGTGAACTAATTAGTGCAACAGTAGATTGCTTAGTTAAGTACTAACGCGCACCACCTGAAACATCGTATCCGAATGTTCCTGCTTTGATAGAAGCATTGATTGCTTCTTCATTTTCTTCAAACTCTTGAGCTGACATATTGGCAACTTTAGTTTCAGTAAATGCCATTTTACTTGTAGCTGTTGGTGCTGAAGAATTTGTACGACCAACAGCTTGTGCCGCTGAATGGTCTACTTTTGTTTTGCCTTTATCGGCTTTATATAAATCGATAGTACGAGAAGCCCATTGTGCATCGGTATCATTTTTATAAACGCTATCTTGCATAGCAGATGGCTGCATTGATACCCACTCATGAAATTTAGGGTCTTGCCGTATTGTAGCAAAGTCAGGGTGATATTTCATTAATTGCTGTTCAGCACTTTGGCGGTTTAAGCTTTTCTCAAACTTCTCAACCTGCTCTAAGCGCTTTTCACCTTCAGCTAATGCTTCATTCGCCCGTTTACGTGCAATCGTATCAACAATCTTTGCAACATCAGGGTATCTACTTGACCAAGCTTCAACTTCTTCGTCTGTCTTCGGAAACTTAATCTGCTTACGTGTTGCAACATCTAGTTGATTTTTTACTTGCTTAAGCTCTTCGTCCTTTTGATTACGAACTGTTTGAATATGCCTTTGAATATCC